CAAAAATGACTATTGCTAAGAAGATTAGTGAAGGAATGGCAAAGAATAAAATAGGCAAAAAGGAATTAGCGTTAAAAATGAAACAGCAACCATCGGTTATTACTAAATGGTTAAGTGGAGGACATAATTTTACCATTGATACTTTGATTGAGTTACAAAATGAATTAAGAATAAAATTAATTTATTGAGCCTATTTGCTGTTATAGCATCGTTTTAATGTGCTATAACGTTTTGCGGCTAATAAATCGGGCGGTAAGCAGTTAGCAGATGTCCGCCTGTTTATTAGGTGATGTTATAGGTAGGTTGTAACGAATGTTTAATTAATATAAATTAAGATTATGAAAATTATTAGAATTGAAAACAGGGAAAAGAAATGGAAAGTAAAACGACTAAAAGAAGGTTTAGTTTTATATGAACGAATAGAAAACAAGTTTGTTAGGGTAAAATGTTTCTAAATGATACGCAACTTACATATAACGGATTGCAGATTTGCGTTTGTGTGCCATGCAAAAATGCTTATTCAAGGCACACCGTTTATTGGCACATAACGCAAATGTGCTGTTATATTTAGTTTAAAAATTTTATGGAAGCACTTACATTAGAACACGCATTGGAAAACAAGTTTACACCGATAGACTGTATTAAATACTTTAAACCTGAATGGACAGATGACGAATGTGATTTTTACTTATGGGAGTTTACTTGTTTTCCATTCTCAACCGAAAGTATGATTAAACAACTGAATGAAAAATTTTTAAATTGAATATAACGTTTTGCAGCTAACAGAAGTGGCTGCTTGTAAGAACTTCTGAATTAAAAACAAATACTTATGCAGCCATTTTTGTTAGGTGCTGTTATAAGCTGTAAAATAAAATTAGCGATGGCTAAAATGTATTTTTTAAAAGGTGATGAAGATGTTTGCTACCAATTAGACCATTGGAAGGATTATATGGCAGACAATGAATTAAAAGAGGTTGAATTATTTGAAGCAAAACGAGAAACTGGAACAGGGTATTTTTACTGTAAAGAATTTGGTGAAGTTGGAAGTGTGAACGAAGGATGCGGAAAGTTTTGCGAAAAATATAAGCCGAATAATGGTAAGAATGGAAGATGCAAACATTACGGATATTGTTATGAGGCATTAACCGATAAAGTAATTGTGTTACGTGCGTAGGCAATTTTATTTTATTGCTTATAACGGTTGGGTGTATATGTAGTGGTGGATAAATAGTAGATATGTTTGATAAACAACAAAACTACATAGAAATTACTAATGTTGAAATTACTGATACCTCACCATTACATATACACCTTGTTATGGTTTAGTTAAAAAATTGTTTTACTTTAAAAAAAAATGATTTATGAATAAAGAACAAAAAGTAAATTGGATTAAATGTTGGTTACAGAAATTTGGTAATCGAGATAATGAAACTTTTAACACAGAAGTAGTAGTGGGCGAAACCACTTGGGAATTATCACTTCAATATGGTTATGACTTTGATGGTGATAGATTAGAACCTTATGATTGGTGTAGAAGTGGTTTCAAACATCTAAGGAATAACCAAATTTCTGATAGAACAGATGAAGAATTGGATGTGATAATAAATCAATTAAAATCAAAACAATTTTTTTATTAACCATAACGTTTGATTATAAAAAATCGGTGGGGAATTTGAAACACCCACCCATCAAATTGAAATAATGTTTAATCAAAGCAGATGGGCTAAAAATTGCACCTTAACCCCACTGTTTTTTATAATTTGTTAGGGTGCGTTTATTATTATGAAAGAATTTGAAGTATGGACAGAAGGTTATTTATGTACAGGCATGGAAGGAATACCAGCGAAAGCTCAATTGCATGGTAAATTTAAAGGCGAAACATTTAAGGATGCTGTTATTGCTTGGAAAAATACACTTACAGATGAATACTCTATTAAATGTGTTGATATTGATAGAATGAATTTTTGGGGATGTAGATTTTTTGACAATGAGGTTGATGCTCGAAAGTCTTTTGGTTAAATGCACCCTAACGTTTTCGGGCTTGCGCTCGTTTTAATGGCGCAAGGGTGCTGTTATAGGTAGGGCGGATTAATAACGAAAAATCAAAAAACAACATGAAATATTTAGTAACATACATTGATAACGGAATACAAAAAGCATTTTATACAAATTGGTTTGACGTTGAAAATAACTTTAATTCCGAAGTAGGAATGGTTGTTTTTGATTTGGTAAATCATAAGTATATGGTAAATAGTTTAGGGTGGAGTGATATTGATGAAGATCATCTTTAGCCTTACCTATAACGGTAAAATATTGGCGAAGGCAGGAAATTGAAGTACTACTGCCAATGTCAGCACAAATGTTTAATAAGTGTACTTCTGTTGGTTTTAGCACATCAGCCCTGCTTTTGCCAATATAATGTTGGGCGTAGTTATATTATGATGTCAAAATACAGAGTTCAAACAGGTTCATTAGATGTAATCATTGAAGCAAAAAATCACAGAATGGCAGCAATAAAAGCCATTGATGAAAACAACCCTAAATCACTTGGACTAATAGTGTCAATTTTAAAAGAAGGCGATAGTTTAGATGATGAACTATTTATGAAGTCGGAATTTATACTTGAATGTATGGGGTTCAAGTTGTCCGAATAATTACGCCCAAATAGTGTGTTAAAAACTTTTTTATTTTGTTACTAAAGTTTTGCGTACTGCCTATGTAATTGAAGTATATTTGAAATATCAAAATCGACAAATAATTATGAGTTTTTTAAAGTTAAGTAGGGGTGAAAACAATACTATCGGTATTGGGTTAGTCGATTCTCCTGATCCCCTACTTTTAACAATCTTAAATCGACATGAAAGATTTATTTAAAGCAAATAGTGAGTATTTAAGTACTCCTAAAGAATTAAAACCTTTTTTGTGTAAAAACACAAATGGATTATATTTTGTAAGTATATTTTTTTCAAAAGAATATTTAGAATCTCGTGGAATCGAAATAATTAAATAATGGCTGAAAATAAAAAAGGATTTGTATTATATGCAGATCAAAAAATAATATTTGAAGAATTAACAGATGAAGAGGCTGGTATTTTGATAAAACACGTTTTTAAATATGTTAATGATGAAAATCCTATTTTAGAAAATAGAATTATCACAATGGCATTTAATCCGATTAAATTACAGTTAAAAAGAGATTTAAAACGTTGGGAATCAATTAGATTGAAAAGGTCTGAGGCTGGAAAAAAAAGTGCAGAATCAAGACAACAAAATCAACAAGTGTTAACAAGTGTTGAAAGTGTTGAACAAGTGTCAACAAAATCAACAGTAATAGTAAATGATAATGTTAATGTTAATGTTAATGTAAATGATAATGTTAATGTAATAAATATTATTAATAATTGGTTTTATGATTTTGAAAACGGAAATGAAATTTTAGAAATAGCCAGAAGAAATAATTTAACAATTGAATTTATAAAAGAAAAACTACATGAATTTAAAAAATATGCCGAGTTGGAATATACTAACTACGGAAAATTTGTTAGTCATTTTAAAAATTGGATTGTAAAAAATAACCCTAAAGACAACTCTAACCCTAAAATGGTTCACTAGACATGGCGGATTTAAAAGTAATAAACCTAGCTGATAAGCAAGAATACATCATTGACGTTCATAAGTCAGGTGAAAATACTTGTATTTGTCCTGTATGCTCTCATACTCGAAAAAAGAAAACAGATAAATGTTTTGGTTTTAATCTTCAAAAAGGTGCAGGTAGATGCAATCATTGTGGTGTGGTTTTAGTAGAAAAAAAGGATTTTATCGAAATTCGCACAAAAATTGAATATAAGCGACCTTTGTATAAAAGTAGTAGTAAGTATTCAAATGATGTGTTAAAGTTCTTTACGAGCCGTAAAATTAGCGAAAAAACACTATTGAAATTTAAAGTATCAGAAGGTGTTGAGTGGATGCCTAAAAATAATGCCCAAATTAATACTATTCAATTTAACTATTTTAGAAATGGTGAACTTATAAATGTTAAATATAGAGGTAAAAATAAAGACTTTAAATTATTTAAAGATGGTGAATTGATATTTTACAATTTAGATTGTGCTATTGATAATCAAACTATTATAATTGTTGAGGGTGAAATGGACGCTTTGGCAGTTTCAGAGTGTGGGTTTGATAATGTTATTAGTGTGCCAAACGGTGCAGGATTAGGTAAAATAAATTTTGAATACATAGATAATTCAATAGATGCTTTTTCTGATGATACTAAATTTATACTTGCTGTAGATAATGACGCTGCTGGATTGAATCTTAAAAAAGAATTAATTAGAAGATTAGGGGCTGAAAATTGTAGTACTGTTACTTTTTTGGATTGTAAAGATGCGAATGATTGTTTAATAAAATATGATAAACAAACGGTAGAAAGATGTATCAATGAAGCTAAAGAAATACCGATTGAGGGTGTTTATTCTGCAAATGATTTAGAAAAAGAAATATACAACTTTTACAATAATGGTCTGCCTAGTGGATGTGGAATTGGAATGGCTGAAATGGATATGTTTGTAAAATTTCAGCCAGGTTATTTAACCACTATAACAGGTATCCCAGGTCATGGTAAATCTGAGTTTTTAGACTTTATTTTATGTAGATTAAACGTTTCACATGGTTGGAAAATTGCTTTATATAGTCCAGAAAACCACCCTTTAGAATTACATTTCTCAAAATTTGCTGAAAAAATGATAGGTAAACCATTTGAGGGTAATGATAAAATGACTATTGATGAGTTAAATGCTATGATAAAATATCACTCTGATAATTTCTTTTTTATAAATCCAAAAGATGATTTTACTTCTGATAATATAATTAGTGCAGTTAAATCATTAGTTCGTAAAAAAGGAGTTAATGCTTTTGTTATTGATGCTTGGAATAAATTAGATCATCAATATACAACAAATGAAACTAAATATATATCTCAAGAATTAGATAAAATAGTTAAATTCTGTGAACGTCAAAAAGTTCATTGTTTTTTAGTTGCTCATCCTACTAAAATAACAAAAGATAAAAATACAGGATTATTTGATGTTCCTAATCTTTATTCTATTTCTGGTAGTGCAAATTTTTATAATAAAACAGCAAATGGTATAACTGTATATTTGAATAAACAAACAGGTCAAACAGAAATATATATCCAAAAAGTAAAATTTAAACATTGGGGTAAAACTGGCTGTGTTTATTTAGGTTGGGATTCTAAAACAGGAAGATATTTTAAAGGTCAACCAAGTTATGAAAGCTGGATTAAATTTGAAAATAATAACTCACTACAACCTAATAATGATTTTTTAAATAACTCAAAACAGCTACTAAAAGAGAATGATATAATATTTAATAACGATGATAATTTTCCTTTTTAAATTACTAACAACAAAATAAAACAATCGCAAAATGAATCAGCTTAATTTATTTGATGCAAAATATAATGAGGTGTATTGTGGAAAATTACCTTGCGTTATACTGTTGTTGAAGGTACTTATGAATTTGAACAGACAGCTCAAATGGCATGTATTGAAAAATGTTTTGAAATAATTGATGAATTAGGATTGCATTTACAATCTATTACTTTGTTAGAAAAATTTGAAGATTGGTACGAAGTAAGAGAATTAGACCATTTACAAAATAAAACTGAATTTGAACCATTAGAAATATACAATTATTTTAAACCTTATATTGATTTTAGCAAATATCGCAAAAAATATAAATTATGAAAACAGAAAAAGATTTAAAAGAATTTCACTAACAAAAGTATTAACGATTAAATTAAATAGGATGAAAATAAAATATGAATTAGATAAGAAAGAAGTTGATTTACTTTTTAAATTAAAAAACAAGAAAAATATATCAAATATTCAGATTGCAAAACATTTTGATTATGCACATAGTACAATAAGTGGACTATTTAACAAGTACATATCTTCTAAATCTACTTTTGAAAACATTAAGAATTATATAATTAATTCAGATTTTAACTATGTAGAAATAAAACAAAACCATTATGGTTTATTAGAAATTGACACTAGAGAGAAAGATATTTTAATTATTGCAATGGTTGAAAAAACAGAAACAAATATCATTCAAGTTGAAAGATGTAATTTAAAAAAATTAATTAAAATTTTAAAATCTGAACTATAACCAACCAAAGTAAAAAGAAATGATTATGGAAATAGACACATTTATTAATTGGATAAAGGCAATAACAAGTAATAATAAATCAAATGTCAATAAAACTGAAAAGCCAACTAAAAACGGTAGAATTATTACTGAAACTTGGATCCAAGGCGGTAAAAAATTTGGAATTAAAAAACATATAATTGATTAACCATGCAAAACGAAACACACTATTATTTGCTTAACGGCACAGTAAAGAAAGGCGGCAAGATGCCTGGTGAATTTAGTTGTATGAATTATAATTTATGGCTATCCTCCCTCCAACCATGTGAGATTAGTGAAAGTGAGTTTTATAAAATTATTAATCATGTATATCCTACTGATATAAAAACACATTATCCTGAAAACCCAATCGACATTACAGATATTGTTGAGGATAACAATGGAGTTATAACTTTCAAACAACCCAAACAAGTTGAGAGTGAATGTGAGGCGGTTGAGTTTTTAAATTGGGTATTATCTAGTGGTTATAAATTAAATCCACATTCTGAAGAAAACAAATGGAGGCATTACGAAAAAATAGAATCAGTTAAGCCAATTTTAGATGATGGTATAACAACAAAACAACTTTACGAAATATTTAAAAACAGATAACATGGAAAAGAGAAAACCAACAGATAAAATAAAAGTGATTTATAGAGCTTTCGATCAAGTCCACTAAGAGGTATTTCCTAAGACAATGGAACTCGGAGACTTCGCTAATCACATGAGAGGTATATGTAATACTTGGGTACTTGTAGATATGCAACCTACTACTAAAGACGTAACAATTAACTTAAACGAAGAAGAATAATGGAAATATTATATTACACTTGGGAAGTTATTTGCCAGGCATGGCCGGTGATGTTACTTATGGGGTATGGTATCAGTGCCTATTTTATGGATGTGGCTTGAAGAGAATAATGAATACGAGCCAATAGAAAATTACTACTTTAATAAGGATAAAAAAGAGTTTAATACTAAAGATAACTTAATAGATCAAGTTGACGGACATAAACAAGATATATGCGACAAATAACAGAGAAAGACTTATTTATATATGCTAATGTAGTAATCTGCGGAGAATTAATGAGTAACTATATTCAAGAGTTAAAAGACACTCCTGTTTACCGCCAGGCATTAAAGAATACTTGTAATAACGCTCAGATAGAAATTGAGAAGATGCTTGACAAGGAATTACCTAAAATGTATCAGGCGGATGAGTTATTCTTAACTAACTTAATGAGAGACTTTAAGAACTTAGTAGAACAAGTAACAAGTTGTGGTCCGGATGACTTATTAGTCATAAGTCAGTTGATTAGAGAATACAAGTCAGATAAAGATAAGTTCCTAGATAAATTTCAAATAACCTTAACTAAGATAGATGAGTAATTTAAAAACAAATGAAGGAATAGATCTTTTATTAAAAAAGATACAAGCGGATATTGATTTATTTAATTTTTTAAATCCAATGACTCCGATAACTATTGAAGACGTAATTAGAAAACTTGAAGTGAAAAAATAGATGAGTAAGATAAACTGTAAATGTAATGGATGTGGTAAAATACATTCTGTGGACCGCACCGAAGAGATACCTGAAGATGTAGTTTCATTAGTATGTAATTGGTGTCCTATATGTGAGGATACAGCTAAAGATTATTACATGGAAGAATATAGATATTATGAAGTGGATGAGAAAAAAGATCCTAATCAACAAAGCTTATTCTAAACTCTAAAACACCCCTGAGAATATCAGAGAATAATGGGTAAAAACTACCTTAAAAACAAAATATACAAGATTATAGTAATTATATGAATGAAATAATGCAAATTTGAGTTATGAAACAACAATACAGAAAAAAACCAGTAGTAATTGAAGCAGAACAGTTTGTGATTTATAAACCGGAAGAATGTCCACCATTTGTAAATGTTATGGATATTACATTTCCAGTATATAAAAATGACAAAAATGAACCTTATATTATTGTCCCAACATTAGAGGGTCAACACATAGCATCTAATTTAGATTATATTATAAAAGGAATACAAGGAGAATTATATCCATGTAAGCCAGATATTTTTGAAAAGACTTATAATTTAGTAAATTAATATGATAGAAAAATAAAAAAACAACTGATTGATATGAAA